CAGTGGCATGCCTAATAAATCCATCACAACTGATTGGCCTACGATCCCTATGTATTGTTCTACCTTATTTCCATCAGCTTTACCTCGTTGTCCGAAGTTAGTTGTTTCCAGGATCGTCTTACAGTGTTCTATTATGTTTTTATCTATTGATACCGTTATCATCAAATTTGCAGCCTATTTCTGCGCCCCATTGTTCTATCTTTTGTTGAAATTCCACCATTTCCTGGACTGTCATTTTTTTAGTGCTTTTAACTACATCAATCTTTTGTCCGTCAATCTCTTTCATCTCTCTTAAAAATTTGTATTTCATCAGCTCATGTATTTCCTCTGTAGAGTATCCAGTGTGATTGGCTAATGTTTTATATAGATGTCCGAACAGTCTTCTGTGTTGTTCTTCTGATCTTGTGTTTTCTCTTATGATAACTATTGGATACTTGCCTTGATTAAGGAAGTCTTTTAGCCTTTCAATTAGGACTGGTAGATTTTGTGGCGATAAATGAAATGGCTGCATCTTTAGCTTCCTTTGCTGAATTAAATATTTGTATTAGTTTTGTGTTATGCCACATGGCAAATCTTTCGCTATCGGGCAGTTTGTATCTTGATATGTATATTTCATTTGATTCTATGCAGTAATTGCTTAACTTTTTCCATTTTATCATTGTCATTTTGCTCTCACCGCTTGTTCAGCAAATTGTATTGATATAGACGGATAGTTTTTAGGGTTCTTAAGTATTCTATGCGCCCATGCTCGCATGTCTTTTAGTTTCATTTCTTTAGATGCGTGTTCAGATACATATTGCATCACATTGGCTGCGTGCATTCTGTTTTGATCTATTGTTAGTTTAGGTGCCTGGAGGGCTGGTGCAAATTCTATTTTAGGTCTGACTAGGCTTAATATATCAAAGACTGTCGGTGCATGCTTTGATGAATCTACCCATTGATTGAATGATTGTGTGACTTTATCAAATTCATATCTTTCCAGCTTGGCCCACCACACTCTCAATGTATCTTGATCACATTGTGGCTTTTGGTATATTGACATGACTGTATTCATCATGGCTTTAAATCCTTTTTTATCTTGTTCTGTCATTTTTTATCCTTTATTTTGCCATTAAATATAATCCAACATTTCCTAATGCATATCCAAAGTAGCATATGCCCATTCCGTGATTTCCTAACCAAAACTGTTCTGCGCTTATGTATGTGTAAATAAGACCTGTAGTAATAATCAATATGTGGCTCAAAATAGTGGCTCATCTGTTATTAAATCAAATACATTTTCTTTTGGTGGTTTTGGTAATGACTTTATTGTGTGACTTGGTTTATTGCTTACATACATTTCAGCTTCATGTTTAGTTCTAAAGCGTTTATGTGGCTCTCCAAAGTCATCAAATACAATATATCTAAATAATACTTCCATGGTGTAACTCATCGGATAAATACCAATTGTAACATCAAATCTATTCCGATCACCAATCCTAAAATTCCTCCAAACATTAAAGTTTTTATTGCAAATTTTAAAATCTTTTCAATCATTGAAGGATTCCCATATGTAATATAGGACCAACGATACCACCAAGAAAATAATACTCCACATAATATAGGCAGCAATTTTAAAGACCAATATTAGATTCGACCAAACGCTTGCTGTCATACTTTTTGACCCCTTCGATTTTTTTAACATTTCCAGCTACCAATTCAGTGATCGTTAAATTATGTTTCTTACCTTTTAAATCGCGCATCCATTCAAGACTGTCAGGCTCAAAGAATGAGATCATTTTCCATACCACATTTCCTCGATAGTCTGTTTCCTCTATCATCCATGCTTTGACATTACTCATGTTTACTCCTATAAGTTCCTACTTCCACCAATTCAACGCTTTTAATCTTCCAATTTTTCCTATCGAATATCACCCTAATATTAGGTTTGAAGTTAGTTTTTCTGTGTGGAGAGTTTGTAATGTTAAAGTATGCGGTGCCATCCTCCCGAAGACCTGTGTAGTATTCTTTCACAATGTCTTCGGCTGGCATGGCTTTTTCTTTCATAACTGCTACAACATCAATTTCCCCTGTTACTTGTTTTGTCCATAATTCTATATTGTTCATGTCTTATCCTGTTTAGTTAGTAAAAAATATGATTGTTATATGCTACTTTAATTTGCTTTGTTTTGGCCCATATAGGTTTTTGCATTTGTTTCGTATGAAACCATTTTGCGCCTTTAGTAGGATCATCTATTTTCTTTTCTAGGATTGCTTTTGCTAATGGCATTAAATAAGCCACTTGTTGCTGCGTTGGCATTCCGTAATCCATAAATTGATATTGTGATTTTTGTTTCATTACTTCACATATCGTTTTTGGATAGTTTGGATCAGCCTTTCTATTTATAGCGGTGTATGCCACTGCCACTTGACCGATCTGTGGCTCACCTCTCGCTTCTCCAAACATTATCATAGATAAACACATAATTTCATTTAACATCTGATCTCCTAGAATGTTATCTGTTCAGGCCTTTCATCCATATGTCTTCCCTGATTAATCCATGTTGCTGGGTTAGGGATGAATTGCCCACCGTTTTTATACCATTGATCTGTTTCTTTCTGCCAGTCCAATGCTATTAAGACTTCCTCTATATTTGGTTTTGTCTTATTCCAGGCTTTTAAGGCTGCCTGTCTGCCTACCTTTTTAGGATATGCATTCCAAAATCTTTGAAAATCGTCATGTATATCTATATTGGTTAATGGTTTATGGTTAATGGTTAATGGTTTATGGTTAGCATTGCGTTCGCTATGCGTTGGCATTGCATTCGCATTGCGTTCGCATTGCCATCTTACTTTTGCTGATTTACTAGCGACTTCACTTTTACTATGAAAAGTTTGTATCTCAATTTCACACCGTCTATGTATATAGCCAGCTTCAGTTTGAGTGAAGAAATCCCCAAGCACAGATTTGATAGCATTTTTTTCCTCCGCAGTTTTGGCTGATAGTAGCCTGAATATCTTTGTTTCGTCTAGGCTCAATGGTTGTTCATTGAGGTAGTATTGATCTAACAGTTGCCGATATGCACCGTGTTCTAATAGCGTCAGGTGACTTGTGTCCTTTCTATAATCGGCAATATTGTGTTGATAATAATGCATTTTGTCCTTTCTTATATTGTGTTTCAGGACAAAGATTACTCCAGTTTCATTTATTCCTGCAAGTATTTTTTTATGATTTCTTTGCCTTCCTCGTATGAATATGCCACTTTTGCTTCATAACCCATTGATTCTGCTAAAAATAAGAATTCTTTTTGTTCTGTGGTTAATTTACCATTTTTGGCCTTCATTTCTAAAAAAAGGCCATGTTTAGTGTTATTTGGGATCATTAAAAATAGATCAGAGACGCCTGGGACGACGCCTTCTCTTTTAAGTTTGATAGCGGTGCCTATGTTTCTCACACCGCCGTTTGGTATGGCCCACAAGCATTTTGTATGTTTTGGATGTTGTAATCTAAACCATTGAATGAGGGCTACTTGTTCTTGGTGTTCGTTTTTAAATGTTAACGCCATCTATCTTTTCGGCTTTCTTGCCTGTAAATTCTTCCCAGCGCTGAATGATGACATCGACATATTTTGGGTCTAGCTCCATGCCTGCACATTTTCGCTGAAGTGTTTCACATGCAATTAAGTTGCTGCCTGATCCCAAGAATAAATCCACGACTACATCGCCTAGTTTGGTAAAGTGTTTTAATGCCTTTTGATTTACTTCTACTGGCTTTTGAGTAGGATGCATGTAAAAGGCTGTGTTATCTTTTCCTACTTTCCATACCACTGGGCCTTCAGTCATTCGATTGACTAATTGTTTTAATTCATCCTTGCTGGCCTTGGCGATCCATTCTGCTTTTTCTTCTTCTTGGAAATTCCATACCGATCCTATGCGGCCTGATTGAATTAGATTATCCCTGTGAACTACTAATCCTATTTCAAAGTCAGATGACAGAGTTCGCATGCAATCGCCCATGCCCCCACCGCCTTTGTGCCATATAATAATGTTAGTTACTTTTGTAAATTCTTGTTTAATGCGTTTCATCCATTCATCAACGACCTGATATCCAGTCCACATGTAAAAAAATCCGTTTGTATATTTTTTGGCTAGTCCTATGTAATCTAAAAATACATCATCGTTTTTAATCATTCCGTATTTGTCAGCTTTAGGATCGTATGCGATTCCATATGGAGGATCGGATATGCAATGCATCGTTTCGTCTGAATATGGGTATAGTAATTTTTGAACATCCTCCTCTTTTGTGGAGTCACCGCACATCAGTCTATGTTCACCCAGTTGATAAATATCGCCATACATGGCCTTGGGTTCAGCTGGAGTTGCAGGTGTATCGTCTACATCGGTTAGGCCGTCAATAACATCGCCATTTAAGAGTTTATTGATCTCGCCTGGTTCGAAGCCTAGATCTGTTAGGTCCATTTCACCGTTGAGGGCCTCTAATTCTATGGCCAGTAGCTCATTATCCCATGTGGAGTTCATGGCGATCCTGTTATCGGCCAGTATAAAGGCCTTTTTCTGCGTTTCTGTAAGATGTTCGAGGGCTATGGTTGGGACTTCTGTCCAACCGAGCCTTTGGGCCGCTAAAACGCGTCCATGGCCTGCAATAATGCCATTATCTTTGTCAATTAGGACTGGGTTGTTAAAGCCAAACTCTTTAATGCTGGATGCTATCTGTTTAATCTGATTTTCATCGTGTTTTCGTGCATTGTTGGCATAAGGGATGAGGGAGTCGATGGGTTTGGCTGTAATTATCATATATTGTCCTAAAAGTGATGAATTTTGCTTATCTTAACATTATTTGCAGAAAGTTTGCACATTTTGGAAATGTATGGATAATAGGACTTGTAGCAACAACGCTACTTTAACTTACTGAAGAGGACTTATATATGACAAAAATCACATTAGCAACAATCAAAAAATTCATACGCGAAAATCGCGACAATCTTTTAATCAAAAATATTTCAGAGTTTAGTGGTATGACTGACGGTATTGAGCCTTCACGCGATCA